GGAATGGAGTCTGCTCATAAAGAATTAGCAGGCGCCATTGAATCAGGGAACGCGGAAGCTCAAGTCGAAGCTAATAAACGGATTGCCACATTAGCATTTGATAATGCTAAATTAGAGCAAGCCAAAGCAAATAAACCAGTTGAACAGGAACCTGTACAACTATCAGACGGTGGAAGATTACCACAGCAAACTCCGCAAAGTTTACCGGAACCTGATCCTCAAGCAGAAGCTTGGGCTAGTAAAAACACATGGTTTGGCAAAGATCGAGCCATGACCTTTACTGCCTTTGAAATTCACAAGGATCTTGTAAATGAGGGATTCGACCCTAAATCGGATAACTATTATTCTGAAGTTAATAAAAGAATAAAAGTTGACTTCCCGCATAAATTTGCTATAGGTGGTGATGTAGAAACGTCCAAAACCAATCAGTTGGTTGCTTCAGCTAAAAGAAGCGTAAGACCTGGACGCAACACTGTGAGACTCACATCTTCACAGGTAGCAATAGCTAAAAAATTAGGTGTGCCACTCGAAGAATATGCGAAACAAATAAAACTCACGGAAGGAGCATAATATGATAAAAGACGATACAAAAACTTCACGTGCGAGTCAAACACGGCAAAAGACTGAAAGGCCAAAAGTGTGGACTCCTCCATCTTCTCTAGATGCACCCCCTGCACCTGATGGATTCAGGCACAGATGGATACGGGCAGAGAGTTTAGGGTTTCAAGACACTAAAAATATCTCTGGAAGATTAAGATCCGGTTATGAATTGGTGAGAGCCGATGAATATAAAGATACTGATTATCCTGTAGTCACTGAAGGAAAATACAAGGGAGTGATTGGGGTAGGTGGCCTTGTGCTCGCAAGGGTACCCGAAGAAATCGCGAAGCAAAGAACTGAATACTATCAGCGTCAAACTGAAGGTCAGACTGAAGCGGTAGAACACGATTTAATGAAGGAAGAGCATAAGAGTATGCCTATTGATGTAAATAGGCAATCTCGTGTAACCTTCGGTGGTACAAAGAAAAGTTAATTTTTTAACTATTCTCGGGATAACAACCAATTCCCTATCATCGATTTAAATTAACCGTTTACAGGTAAAACTGTAAACATAAGGAGTAAAACTATGGCTAATAGAAACAGTCAAGGATATGGTCTCATCCCTACAAGAGTGCTTGGACAAGGTCCAGCAACTGCAGGTTTTGGACAATACTGGATCGATGCTAATGATGGTACCACAATATACAACGGAGAAGCTGTTTACAGCGCTGTTGGATCTATATTAGGTGCACAAGGATCAGCAACCGCTGTAACGTTAGGCGTTCTGCAAGGTGTATTCTACACGGCGGCTACAACTTTGAAGCCGACTTGGAAGAATCACTATACAGATGTTACTCCGGCTAATAGTGAAGATACACAAGCGTTTGTTTATGACAATCCGTTTCAAATATATAGATGTGCAAGTGACGATGCAGTAGCAACAACTGTTGCTGGAGCACATGAAGTAATATTTCAAACTTTTGGATTCAATACCACTGCAGGAAGTACTGCAACTGGAAAGTCATCTGCAACGCTAGATATCGGATCAACACATGCGACCAATGATACATGGAAGTTGCTGGGCTTAGCTGAAGATCCTGAAAATCAGGATTTAACAGCAGCTTACTGCTCAGTTAATGTTATTCAGAACTTAAATGAAATCATTGATAGCACGTAATAGGAGCATATAAACAATGGCAATATCAAGAGCACAACTAGTTAAAGAACTAGAACCAGGTTTAAATGCACTATTTGGCCTGGAGTACAAACGGTATGAAAATCAGCACACTGAAATTTATACTGTAGAATCTTCTGACAGAGCTTTCGAAGAGGAAGTTATGTTATCAGGATTCGCTAACGCAGAGGTAAAACCTGAAGGATCAGGTGTTTCTTTCGACGAAGCACAAGAAACCTACACAGCTCGTTATACTCATGACACAATTGCTTTGGCATTTGCAATCACAGAAGAAGCTATCGAAGATAATCTCTACGATAGACTAGCTTCTAGATATACAAAAGCTTTAGCAAGATCTATGTCCAATGCGAAGCAAGTAAAAGCTGCAGCACCTTTGAATAATGGTTTGTCCTCAGTGGCAACATTTAAAGCAGGTGATACAGTTTCTCTGTTCTCAACTAACCACACAACTGTTAGTGGAACAGCAGTTAAAAATACTTTAACTACGCAAGCAGACTTAAATGAAACATCATTAGAGCAAGCATTAATTGATATTGCTGGCATGACTGATGAACGTGGATTGAGAGTAGCGGCTAGAGGGACTAAAATGATAATTCCTTCAGCTAATCAGTTCAACGCTGAAAGATTGACAAAATCTCAAGGCAGAACTGGAACAGCAGATAATGATATCAATGCTAGTGTATCTATGGGTATGATTCCTCAAGGATATAGAGTGAACAATTACCTAACTGATACAGATAGTTGGTATATTATTACTGATGTGCCTAACGGTATGAAAATGTTTCAAAGAGCAGCGTTAAAAACTGCGATGGAAGGCGATTTCGATACTGGCAACGTTAGATACAAAGCTAGAGAAAGATACTCATTTGGAGTATCCGACTATAGAGGTATCTTCGGCGTTGAAGGTGCGTAATAACTAATTAAATGGGGCGGCCTTAAAATCGCCCCATTTTACATATAAAGTAAGAATATAAGGTGAGAGTATGAAAAAATTTAGAATTCAAATTAGAGCTTATGATTATGCTACTGATTTTCAAATATCAGCAGAGGATAATGCTATAGCTATTGAGAAAGCAATACTTGACAAACTGGGACAAAAAGATGTAAAATGGGAAAAAGATGGATTTAGTGATTCATCTCGGAGAAAATGGATAACCTATGAGGAGGTTATAAATGACTCAAGACCTATACACTATGAAACGGTCCTTGGAACTCGAGTGGCATCAAGAGCACCTGAAGGAGGGCAAATATAATATTAATATGTCCTATATTGATAAAAGAATTCAGGAAATTGTTAAAGAGATTATTGCCAAAGAGTTTGAAGAAGATACTCGTCTTAAACAAGTTAAAGACGCCCAGGCCGAAGTTTCGATAGCCACTTAAGCGCTATCAAAAATCAACTTTTTACTACAAGATCACTTGCGCCAAATTCAAATTTGGGCTATAGATTAATCACTATATAAATTAATTAGAACGTAGACGCGTATAGTCGACGGCCTAGAGACTACGTTCGCAAACTAGGAGGATATAATTATGGCAAACACTACATTTAATGGAGCAGTACGATCTGAGAATAATTTTAAAGTTATCAGTAAAGCTGCATCCACAGGACTAGTCTCTGATCGAACGATCGGTGACGGGTTGAAAGACTCTCGAAGATATTATCTTGAAGAGTATTTTAATAAACTTCCTGCTCTTAACGCTTACCTACAAGGCTCAGAAACAAAAGACTGGGGCAGCATAGATGACGGCAATGAAGCAGCAGAAGACGTAACAGTTACAGGCGCAGCACTAGGAGACTATGCGGTAGCAACAATGAGTATTGATGTTACAGACTTAACTATAACGGCATCAGTAACAGCATCAAACGTAGCTACAGTTGTTTTAGGAAACTTTACAGGTGGTGCGATAGACCTTGGATCTGGAACATTAACAGTTAAAGTTTTTAAAGCTGGTTCCACAGGGGTAGGTAAAAGCGTTAACTTTGAAGTATTAGGTACTAACATGACTACAGCGTTAGCTACTAGAAATGCTACTGTTGCAGCAGTTACGTTGACAACAGCAGGCGCTGACCAAGACCAAGCAATTTTGGCTCCACACTTAGACAGTGGACAAACAGCTTGGACAGGTGTTGTTTGGGGTACTGAAAATCAAGTTACGTGGGAAGGTCTAGTTCGAACAAGTTCGGCTATCGACAACCAAAAAATTTGGGCTGGTTTAAAACTGACTAATGATCAACTGCCTCAAACGGATGCAGATCAGGCGTATTTTTATTTTTCAACTGATGCAACGAATGGGCAAGTATTTTCAACTTATTCACCATTGTATTTTATTCATTCTAATAATGGCACTGACTATCTAACTAACTTAGGTATCACAGTGGCGGCAGATACAAATTATCATTTAAAAATTTCGATTGATAGTGATAGAAAACCATCTGTTTTTGTGAATGGTAGACAATACAGTGTAACAACAAGTGCAATAACGGCTTTTGATGGTTCAACTGAAGTAGTTGGAACAACTCAGGCAACTATTGCAGCGAATTATACAGCTTCCAATGCTAACACTCAAAAGGGTGCAGCATTGAAAAACGACGTTAATTTAATTCCTTACATAGGGATTGAAGCTGGCGACGGCGCGGCAGCAGCACTGAATGTTAGTTATAGTACAATTAGCAGACTGTTGTTTGAATAATAAATAATTTAAGATGGGGCTTCGGCCCCATCTAGTATTCTTGATTAAGGAGGGAATATGGCAAATACAGTAACAGGACCAGAAGTTCTACAAGAAAACGATAAACGAGTAGTAATAAAAATAGTTATAGAATCAGACGGTAGCACAAGCACAACAGTATTTTTTGACTCTTCAGCACGTACCGTAGCAGGTGTTGCACAACTCGGAGCTTTGCAAAGAATTTGGTTTGC